CCTGCAACAGCGGCCGGCGACGGCAGTGCAAAAATAACGCCTCAAACACCTATTCAACAATCTGCTATGAACGCACAACCTACTAATATGGGAACTGCTATTGCGGCAGCAGGCGGAGAAGGCAATGGGAGTCAAGTCGGAAATCCAAGTGCGGCGCCAACCAGCGGCGCTGTAGCAGCATTTGGTAAATCAGCCACGGCCAATGCACAACCAAATGCCGGCCAACAAGCAGTTAATCAAACCAATAAAGATATTCTAGGTGCAATCCAAAAAAATCAACCAGGGCAACAAACAGCAGCTGGTTCGGAATTTGGTACTGATGCAACATTTGCGGCAGCACAACAACAAACGCAGGATCAACTAAATGCACAAGGACAAGCTGGACAAGCAGTAACTAGAGGCCTTGGACAAAATAGTGGCACTATTCAAGGACAACAAGTTAATCCAGATGCTAATGCGGCGCCTGCCGCCAGCACACCGGCTGCATGGTCTCCAACACCTGAACAACAAAAATGGTTGGGAGGCGCAAACCCACAAGATCCTTATGTTCTATCTAGAATGCCAGGCCCTAAACCTCCCGTAAGTTATTTTAAAGATCCTAAAGATCAAAAAATTGCCTCGGGACGAGGAATGCCTTTTGCCAAAGAATCTGTTGAATCTGATGGACAACTGCTTACAGCTGATCCTGCATTAGCCCGTATTGTTAGTTTAATTAATTACGGGAAATAATTATGAAAATTAAAGACATAACTGAAGGTAGCATTCGTGGCGGAGTATGGACATCAGATCCGCCTGATAAAGGTAAACCAGACATTCCGCCTCCTAACGAGCCCGATGACGGCATTTTAAATAGACCTGCTCCTAGGCCAGTTAAACCAAAACCAAATATTAAACCAAGCACTCCAAACAAACCAAACGCGAAGCCTGGAGAAAAACCAGACCCGGCACTAGGTACTATAAAAAATGGTGTGTGGACATCAGATCCTCCGAAAAAAGGAGAAAAAGGTGTACCAATACCAGTACCAATGGACGAAGCATATTCCGAAGAACTAGAACAACTGCGTAGTCTTGCATTTGGCAAATAAAAATCGCTTTTAGGCAAAATAATACTTGCAGATATAAATAAAAGTGCGTATACTACAGGGTATATGCACTTTTTGTTTTATTAACTAGTAAAACATACAGGCAAAAACAAAGGCATATTAAAAGGAGAAATATTATGGCAACTTTGGCTGAAATTAGAGCAAAACTTAAGGCATCTGAATCAAAAGGTTCAGGAGAACGTACAGGCGGTGATAATTCAATTTATCCGTTCTGGAATCTAAAAGAGGGTAGCGAATCAACACTTCGCTTTCTACCCGACGGTAACGAAAACAACACTTTTTTCTGGGTTGAACGTGCGATGATTAAATTGCCGTTTGCAGGCATTAAAGGTGAAACCGACAACAAGCAAACAATTGTACAAGTTCCATGCATGGAAATGTATGGCGAAACTTGCCCTATCTTGACTGAAGTTCGTGCTTGGTTCAAAGACCCTGCACTAGAAGATATGGGCCGTAAATATTGGAAGAAACGCAGTTATATCTTCCAAGGCTTTGTAGTTGAAGACGGTTTGAAAGAAACTGAAAAACCAGAAAATCCAATTCGTCGATTCATTATCGGTCCTCAAATTTATGAGCTAATTCGTGCGGCACTTGTTGACCCAGAATTGGAAGATTTACCAACTGATTATGTCAATGGTATTGATTTCCGTATGAAGAAAGGTAGCAAAGGCGGATATGCTGACTACTCAACTTCAACATGGAGCAGAAAGACAAGACCATTGCGTGATGATGAACAATCTGCTATTAAAGATCATGGCTTGTACAATTTGTCCGACTTCTTGCCTAAAAAGCCAGGCGAAGTCGAGCTTAAAGTCATCAAAGAAATGTTTGAAGCATCTGTTGATGGCGAACCGTTTGATGTTTCTCGCTGGGGACAATATTACAAACCAGCAGGTATGAGCCAGAACACTGGCGATCCTGTTAAATCAACTCCTAAAGCATCATCAGCACCAGCGGCAAGTGATGACTATGATGACGAGCCTACTCCAGTAGCTAAGGCAACACCTGCTCCGGCACCAAAAGCTGAAGCAAGCGCAGGTGGTGATTCACGTGCCCAAGATATCTTGGCAATGATTCGCAATCGTCAGAAGTAAAAAATATAGCTCCCGGTACAGTTCCTATAAGGTCCCTCGGGGGCGTTTATCATTAGGAGAAAACAAATGGCAAAATTAACTAAACTAGCAAAAGTAAATGAATCAATCACTATCAATCGTTATGATAACGCATGGATGGTCGAAATTGGTGGTCGTGACAAGAAAGAAGACTGGAAGAATACAAAAACAGTCTGCAATACAGAAGAAGAATTGATCGCATTGATCAAAGAATACAATACTATGGATTTGGATAATTGATATGGCTACTAAAGCATTTGACTTATCAAAATTTAGAAAGACATTAACAAAAAGTATTGACGGTTTAGGTGTTGGGTTTAATGATCCAACTGATTGGGTTAGTACAGGCAACTTTACTCTCAATTATCTTATCTCAGGTGATTTTCATAAAGGTGTTCCTCTCGGCAAAGTCACGGTGTTTGCTGGGGAAAGTGGTGCAGGCAAAAGTTATATTTGTTCTGGCAACTTAATCCGCAATGCACAGAAAGATGGTATCTATGTTATCCTAGTAGACAGTGAAAACGCCCTTGACGAAGAATGGCTTAAGGCGTTAGGTGTTGATACTAGCGAAGATAAACTGTTAAAACTCAACATGGCGATGATTGACGATGTTGCTAAAACAATTCACGAGTTTATGAAAGAATATAGGGCAATGGAGGAACGTCCAAAAGTCTTATTTGTTATTGACTCATTAGGAATGTTGTTAACTCCAACCGACATCAATCAGTTTGAAGCAGGAGATCTTAAAGGTGATATGGGTAGAAAGCCTAAAGCACTTACGGCGCTGGTTCGTAATTGTGTTAACATGTTTGGTAATTATAATGTCGGCATGGTATGTACAAATCACACATACGCTAGCCAAGATATGTTCGATCCAGATGACAAAATCTCAGGTGGACAAGGCTTCATTTACGCAAGTTCTATCGTGGTTGCCATGAAGAAGTTGAAATTAAAAGAAGACGAAGATGGCAACAAAACATCTGAGGTACATGGAATACGTGCCGCATGTAAGATCATGAAAACACGTTATGCTAAGCCATTTGAAAGTGTACAGATCAAAATTCCTTATGCTACTGGTATGAATCCGTATAGCGGATTAGTAGACATGTTGGAATCTGAAGGTATTCTTAAACAAGAAGGCAATAGACTTAAGTATATAGATCCTGAAACTGGAGAAGAATTCAAATTCTACAGAAAAGAGTGGAAAGATGATAAATTAGATATGATAATGGAAAAATTTCATCTGTCTAATAATAAAATCATTCCCCAGGAGACCTTAGAAAATGTTGAATGAAACGCAAATCGCTGATATTTGGTTAAACTTTGTTGACTATATTGAAAAAAAGAGTTTAGATACATGTGCTGAACGGTTTGTTGACCTGTTAGCAGATTTAGGTGTCCCTGATAAGGTACTTAAAAGTGTTATAGGTGTAGACGAGTACTTAGATCAGGCTGTTGAGTATTACTTAGGCGACGATGAAGAACCAGAGGAAGACGACGAATACAAAGAATTGGATTTTTAATGGGCTGGTACGTTAAGATATCAAAAGACATATCTCATATTCCCGATGCTGTGGAGTATTATAAAGCAGAGTTAGCTGCCGCCAAAGAAGAATGCCGTATAACGGGAAATATTGAAAAAGCCGCGGCAAATATGCCCGGTATCGTTGAACAGAGATTTGGCCAGCTTCAAGAAATTGAAGCAATTTTAGAATATCTTAACATTGAATTACGCCGTTTAAAAAGCCAACATTTTCGCAAATACTTAGAAAACTATCAACGTGCTCTAAGTAGTCGAGATTGCGAAAAATTTGTGGAAGGTGAGGCAGATGTAGTTGACTTTGAAAAAATTATCAACGAATTTGCCTTGCTACGCAACAAGTGGCTTGGCATTACTAAGGCATTAGATCAAAAGCAATGGCAATTAACAAATATTGTTAAACTACGTGTTGCAGGCATGGAAGATGCCTCTTTATAATAATTGATCTTTCCAAGTCTTAGGAGTTTTTTCATTAATAATTTCTAATGGAAACTCGTAATTAAATAATTTAGGACCTTTAGATCTAATCCAGTTAGCAGTTTCTTTAATTGCTGTCTTAACTGTAGTTTTTGTCTCATAACCTAAAATTTGTCTTGCTTTATCAGCGGAACAACTTGCATGTTTAACTTCTCTTGGTCTATCAAATGTATAGATTGGTTGGCCTGTAAAATTACATTCTTCTGCAATAATTTTTGCAAGTTCATTTATAGTAATAGTGCCTTCATCTGGGCCAATATTGATAATTTGGCTTGTTAACATTGGATCTAATGCTAATTTTTCTAAACAAAATATACAGTCATCAACGTAACTAAAACATCTAGTCTGTGTTCCATCCCCGTAAATAATTGCAGGCTTATTTTGAAGGTTTCTATTAATCATTATGCTTAATACATTTCTAAAAGGATCATCAAATCGTTGCCTTGGTCCTATAATATTGTGAGGTATAGCAATATTCCACTCCATACCGTGAGTTTCCGACAAAATTTGCAAAACTTGCTCAGAAGCTACCTTTGCAACAGCATAAGGATCAACAGGCCTAGGAGGCATATCTTCGGAAAAAGGAGCCACTTGATCACCATACCGCGCCATACTAGAGCAAAATACAAAACGTCTGACTTTATTTTGAACTGCGGCAGAAATAGTGCTTACACTTGCTTCAAAAATATTTTTTGTTATAAAACTTGGACTAAAAACACTCAAGCCCTCGTGTGCTGTGGCCGCAGTATGGATTACAACATCCATGTTTTTTGTTATTTGCGCCATTGCATTTAAATCACGACAATCTACATTATAAAAAACAGCCCGGGGATTAACATTGTCCAAATATCCGCCTAATAAGTTGTCGTTTCCGTGTACTGTATGGCCAAGAGATATCATTTTATCTGCCAAATGACTACCAAGAAATCCTGCTACGCCAGTTATAAAAATATTCATTAAAAAATCCTTTCAAATATTTATTGGTGCAAAGTGTATCTGCTCAAATTTCATGCAAAGTATCTTAAATAATTTAAAGCCTCAAAAAATTACTTGACTTTTTAATCTATTGACACTAAAATAACTTATATGTTATATATTGATAATTTATTGGAAAAAGTTGTACTGTCAACTGAACCTAATTATGGTAAGATTTTACCTGCACGAGATTTTTCTACCCTGACAAGTTTGTTAAAGGCATGTCAGAGTGAAATTTATATTACAAAAAGGCAGGCAAATTTAATTTTGAAAATTTTTAATAAACATCTGGAAAAACTATCAAATTTTCAAAATGAAATACAAGATTTTACAACCTATCCAAAATATGCAAGAACATTTAGAGAACTAGAAGAAGTAAAAAAAGTTTATATAGATAAAGATAGTAACTCAGATACACAGCTTATAATAGAATGCAGTTACATCCTGGAAAATTTCAAAAATTTCAAGAAATTTTACAAGTCTTTAGACATAGGTTATATGTCAGCTTCAGGCAAAAAACTTGCAGTTAAGTTTACAGAAGAAAATATAATCAAGTGCTATGATTTTTTCTTTAGTTTTGATTTTCAATTTGATGAAACTATTGTAAATTATTACAAAACCATAAAATCTTGGAATTCTGTGGATTTTTTTGAAAAGTTTGATCTTGCCGGAAATAACAATCAATACTACATTAACCATCTTGAAAATGAATTAGGCAAAATTTCTGACATACCACCATTGCTACTTCAAGACAGATCTCTTAGATATCAGTATTTTTATAATTTACCACAAAATTATGAAAAAACACTACTAAATCGTATAGCAACTAGAAAAACATCTAAACTGTATATCGATCAAAAAGCATTCTCTCTCCAGGAAGTTATCGAATGCCTTGTCAAACTAGAACGCTTACCATTAATGGTCGTATTTGGTAACGACAATGAAACAGCAATACTTAACGATATGGAAAATTTTGTCAAAATTGTCAAAAATTATGAAAATTTCAAAGATGTTGGGTTTTACTTTAGATTAGAAAATACTGAGGTTGGTAAAAAAGTTAATGGCTTAATCAAAGACAATAACTTTAACACCTATCTTACAAGTGATACTAAAATAGTAGGAATACAAAATAATAAAATACCTAAATTTTTCATGAAAAATACCTGGCAACCAAAGAGTGTGCTAGCATTAGGAGTTAGAATGATAAACGGAAAAATTTTAGCATATTCCAACAAATGTGATTTGATCATTTCATACACAGATTCCGAACCAGTGACTCAAACATGGATATCAAACTAATAATTAAAGACGAAGTTAACATTAAATTTGAAGGGTTACCTTTAGATGCACGTAAAAAACTGGCTAATACTTTTAAGTATGAAGATCCAACAGCACGGTATAGACCTGCATATAAATTAGGCCGGTGGGATGGTACCACAAGCATGTTTGGACTCGGTGGCAACGGCTATCTAAGTCAATTAGAAAAGTGTTTTGAAATACTAGCTAATATGAATATTGACGTAGATCAAGTTGAAGATTTACGCAAGCCAGTTAAAATTACCTTTAAAGAAATAACGACAAATTATTGGGCAGACTTAGGTAAAACATGGCCGCCCGGCCATCGGTTTGCTGGACAGCCCATTACATTGCGCGACGACCAAGTAGAAGTTGTAAACAGATTTTTTACTAACACACAAGCCTTGCAAGAAGTAGCAACAGGTGCTGGTAAAACTATTATGACCGCTACCCTTGCTCATTGTGCCGAAAAGTATGGACGTACAATTATCATTGTTCCTAACAAAGATCTTGTTACACAAACCGAAGAAGACTTTATTAATGTCGGTTTAGATGTAGGTGTGTACTTTGGAGACCGTAAGATGATCGGGCATACACATACTATTTGTACTTGGCAATCGTTAAATGTATTAGATAAAAAATCAAAGAATTGGGATTTAGAACAAGCATTAACACTTGCTGAATTTTTAGAAGGTGTAGAGACAGTCATTGTTGACGAAGTACACATGGCAAAGGCACAAGTATTGCAAAACTTGTTAACACAAAATTTAAAAAATGCACCTATACGATGGGGATTGACAGGAACTGTGCCTAAAGAAGAATTTGAATCGGCTCCTATCTTTGCAAGCATCGGACCTGTAGTAGGAGGTATTGCGGCACATGAACTACAAGATATTGGTGTACTAAGTGCCCTGCAAATACAAGTATTACAACTTATAGATTTACCAGAATTTAAGTCCTACGCAGAAGAATTAAAATATTTGGTCACTAATAAAGATCGTATAACATATCTAGCAAATTTAATCAAAAGCATATCAGAATCAGGCAATACACTTATCTTAGTTAATAGAATCGACTCAGGCAAATTTTTAACAGAATTAATACCCGACTCAGCATTTATTTCAGGCGAGGTAAAGGGAACTAAACGAAAAGAGGAATACAAAGAACATGCAACAAGCGATAAAAAGATTACTGTGGCGACTTATGGTGTGGCCGCTGTTGGTATTAATATTCCAAGGATTTTTAATTTGGTTCTTTTGGAACCCGGAAAGAGCTTTACAAGGGTTATACAAAGTATTGGGCGAGGCATTAGACGAGCAGAAGACAAAGACTTCGTTCAAATCTGGGACATCACGTCGACTTGCAAATATGCCAAGCGCCACCTTACGACAAGGAAGAAATTTTATAAGGAAGCCAAATATCCGTTTACAATTGAAAAGGTTGACTGGCAAAAATAAAAAACATGCAAATATTAACATTAGATAACACTACATTTAGTTTGAATAATTTACCGGAAGAAGTGGACGAAAACACAAGATTTGCGGTACTAGATAATAGCAGTCCAAACGAACCCGACTTCTTTTTTGTACCATTAATATTTTTAGAATCGTTTAACGCACCTGCAATGGTATTAAAAATAGGCGAGGATGAAATAGCAATGCCGATAGATTGGTCAATTGCTGTGGGCGATAGTTCAAGCTCTAGCGATATAGAAATTTTACCTTTAACTAGTCTTAATGACCGAGGCTTTGAAGCACTTTGTTTTAATCCGCTAAGTTCTTTTAGAATAGAATTTAAAAAAATTGAAATTATAAATTTTTATAGCGATGTTAAATGGTATTTTCCTAAAATGCGAAATGGACAACTATTAGCTACACCTACTAGCTATAATCCTAAACCAAATTGTGTTTACTTTGTCAAAGATATTAGCCGTCAAAGTGAAATTATACAATTAGATAAGTTACTATGAGTAGACTTAAACCGGGAGCCAGTTATATTTACGAGCATGCCGACGGTGTTACTTATGCTAGAGAAGTTGGCGCACCTATCTCTTCAAGATTTGAAATTGGAAGATCTGTAGGCAGGCTAGATCTTGACGATCATAACGAATGGATTAAGATTCGACAAGAAGCAAAAACCAATCCTACTTTACAAAAGGCAGTAGATCGTGTTAAACTAATATATAAGCTAAGTAAAGAAAAATATGAGTGACAAAGTTGAACTAAAAGAAAAGCTACAGGCAGTAGATCAAAATATTCGAGAGCTTTGGGATGCCATGACGCCTGACCAACAAAAGTCGTTAAAAAGTGAATTGTTTATCTTAAACAGATATATTAGTAATATTCAAAGTACAAATAGAGAAATACAAGAACATTTTGTATTAACTGTAAATGAATATTTTAATAAGAACTGGAATGATTTACAAAAGCACCCTAAGCTACTTTGGTTTTTGCTCTGTATGTGTAATTACGGAGATGGTAAGACACATTATCATCCTTGGTTAGGCACAAAGAAAAAATCAGGCAGTACAAAAAAATTAAAATTTTTAGAAGAAATATATCCTAATAGAAAAACCGATGAGTTAGAATTATTGTCTGAAATATCATCGGATCAAGACTTAAAAAATCTTGCAAGAAAATACGGAATGGATGAAGCTACTATTGCTAAAAAATTAAAATGATAGCGTTAGTTGAACAACCTTATACTTGCCAATATTGTAATCATAAATTTACAAAAGAAAAAACTTTGGCGGTACATATCTGTGAACAAAAACGTAGAGCATTATCAAAAAATGAAAAACATGTTTTGTTAGGATATGAAACTTACAACCAATTTTATAAATTAACACAAAAATTTGATGGTAATAAAACATATGATGATTTTGCAAGAAGCCCTTACTACAACAGCTTTGTAAAATTTGGTAGCTTTTTAAGTAATGTTAATCCGTTATATCCTGATAAATTTATTCATTATGTTGTTACATCAGGAGTAAAATTAGACCACTGGTGCCGTGACGAGTTATATGACAAATACGTTGTTAACCTAATAAAAACCGAATCAGTTGAAACAGCATTAGAAAGAAGCATTAGGTATATGATGCAGTGGGCTGACGAGCACAATTCAGTATGGAATCATTATTTTTTATATGTTAGCTTGTCTAGAACAACATATGACATTAAAGATGGTAAAATAAGTCCTTGGCTCATTTTAAACAGTAATAATGGTAAAGAAATGCTAAAAAAATTAACAGATGAACAATTGACAATTTTAAATCCTATTTTAGATATTCCGTACTGGTTAAATAAATTTTCAAAGCTACCTGCAGATGTTGAATTAGTCAAAGAAGTAATTAAGGAATCACAAATATAATGCCTGACATAGATATTGATTTTGCAGATCGTACAAAAGCACTCAAACACTTTAAGCATGTGGTTGCGTCTATAGAAGATAATGGCGCTTTTAAAAAGCATAATACTGGTATATATTGTACTTCTGTGCCTCACAATCCTCTAACAGGACTAAGTACTATAGATTACAAAGAAGCAGAAGATAGAGGTTATTTCAAAATAGATTTTTTGAATGTAAGTGTATATGAAGGTGTAAAAGATAGGCAACATCTTAAACAACTAATGGAGACTGAACCACTATGGGATCTACTAGAACAGGACGACTTTACAAATTTACTATTCCACGTAAATGGGCATGGCTACTTGATGAGACAGATGAAACCTCAAAGTATCGAACAATTGGCTATGTGCCTAGCTATGATCAGACCAGCCAAGCGGCACCTAATTGGGAAGACTTGGAACGAGATTGGTATGGAGATCTGGACGAAGCCGGATAACGAAGAATACTACTTTAAAAAAGCTCACGCCGTCGCTTATGCTCATGTAGTAGTTGTACAGATGAATTTAATTTGTGAGAAAATAAGTTATGGATATAGTTGATTATTTTATACAAGCTCAAACAGAGCCAAGCGATATTGTCCAACATATTGAGACATTGTATCGCTATTCATTAAGATGTAATCATATAACTGAGATGGGTGTTCGAGGTGTAGTATCTAGCTGGGCGTTCTTGATTGCAAGGCCAAAAAAATTAATATCGTATGATATTAATCAATGTCCAGTTGACGAGCTTAGTAAATGCGCTAAAGAGGTTAACGTTGAATTTGAATTTAAAATAGCAGACACTGGCCATCCAGATACAGTTATAGAAAATACTGATTTATTGTTTATAGATACCTGGCATATATATGCTCAATTAAAACAAGAGCTTAGTTTACATTCACCTAAAGTTAACAAATATATTATAATGCACGATACCGCATCTTTTGGTTTTACAGGTGTAGAGGCCGAAAATTATGAAGGTTATGTAAAGAGAGATCCTGAGAATCGCGGTCTATGGCCGGCTATTGAAGAGTTCTTAGAAGATAATCCTAACTGGATATTAAAGGAAAGATTTTATAATTGTAATGGATTAACTATTTTAGAAAAGATTAAGTAACCTTTCTAATTAGTTGTACACTTTTACGTTTTACACGTTTTAAAGTTAAATTCATTAAGTTTACAACTGGCCCTAAAATAATTCTTGTATCTTTGCTATTAAATGTTTTTATAGCATAAGCAAACGGCCCTATTTGTTCTCTGCAAAAAATGTTAATAGGAAATTGACGGTTACTTTCCCACCACCAAATTTCTCCTATTTCTAAAAACAGGTTCCGTTCTTCTGTAGTTTTAATAGCGTTTAAATCGTAAAAACTTGTTACGTATTGATCTTGATTAATTATGATGCCTACGTACTCGTCCTCACCATAGTTTATAACACTAATAAAGGGTAAATTTTGTTCTATATCGTCTCTTAACTTTGCCATAAATACATATAAAGGGCTTGCGCCAAATGCAAAAAATTTCAAGTTATTTATATCCTAACAGAATTCAGCTATTGGCTAATTTGGCTAGTTTCAATGTGGAGTATACCAACGTGTATCAGAGAACAATTAAAATTTACAAAGGTGTTGATAACGTCTTAGAATTCGATATCAAAAATTCAGACCAAAAAAAATTAGATTTAATAACAGCACCGTTAGTGTCAAATTTGAAATTAAATTTAATGGATGCCGGCGGCAAGGCCTTGCCCAATAGCCCTTATTTGGTCACACCTAGTACTAGTTTAAAAGGTATTGCAATATCAGTAATACCTAGTACCGACTTAGAAGATTTTGATGATCAATATTTTACATATAGTGTAACAGCCGATGATGCAGATTCTAACAACATTGTACTATATGCAGATACTAGATTTGGTGCAACTGGCCAAATTCAACTGGTTGGAAATGCAACTCCTGCTACACGAAAATCTGTAGTTTACGATAGATTTAGCGGAGAGATTGATTTTGTTGGAAACGTAAAAAATCACTCTAGCGCAATTCCTACTAAATTTTACGAAGCAGTACCAACTACTAGTTTATCTTTTTCAATTGATATGACCAATTATAAAGGAAAAGTTGTTGTCGAAGCAACAAAGGACAGCACTATCAGTGTTGAATCTTTTAGTAAACAGGGTGTTGAATTGTTTAGCAGAACCTACACCAATGCCAATTCTCTAACATTAGATACTGGGCCCATTAGTGTTGAGGACTACAATTATTTTAGAGTATCTTGGATTTATTTAGATCCTACTGTTATCGGAGTTTACGGCAATCCAAATCCAACCGGAACAGTTGACAAAATAACTGTTAGTTAAGTATAATAGTGCTATGAGTCTCATAGCCGACACATTACTATCCCATTTACCTACAAAACGCAAACAGACTCCGAGTGGTTGGATAAGTTTTAATGCGCCCTGTTGCGGTGAAAAACGAGGACGTGGCGGATTTATTGTCAATGCAGGCGATGCAGTTAGTTATCACTGTTTTAATTGTCAATATAAAGCCAGTTGGCAACCAGGTAGAACAATAAGCCAAAAAATGAGCAAGTTAATGCGCTTGCTCAATATCCCAGACGATGTAATAAATCAACTAAGATTAGAAGCTCTTAGGTTAAATGAAAATTCGCCGACGGAACTTCGTAGTGTTATTCCTAAATTTGAAGAACGTGTCCTGCCAATGGGTGCAAAGAGTTTAGAAGAATGGTCTACTTGGATCGAGCTACAAGGTTGGGAAAATGCTGACCAAGAACTTATTAATGCTTTCTGCTACATTAGAAATAACCGTGGACTAGACCCATATAACTATCCTTATTACTGGTCTAATAAAATAGGCTTTAAAAATCGAATAATCATTCCTTTTTTTATTGATAATAAAATTGTAGGTTGGACTGCTAGAGCTATTAATGATGCTACACCTAAGTTTATTAGTGAACAGCAACCTGGCTATTTGTTTAATTTAGATAATCAAACACAGGATAAGGCTTTCGTAATTGTATGCGAAGGTCCGTTTGATGCGCTAAGTATTGATGGATGTGCTTTACTAGGCGCAGAAATAAAAGAAAGTCAAAATTATCTTGTACGCCAATTGGGCAAAGAGGTTATTCTAGTTCCAGACAGGGATCACAAAGGTCCTAAGACAGTAGAACAAGCAATAGAATATGGTTGGTCAGTGAGTATGCCCGACTGGCCCGATAGCGTTAAAGATATCAACGATGCAGTTAGAAAATTAGGTAGGCTAGCAACATTATATTTGATTATTCAAGCAAAAGAATCAAATAGTCTTAAAATACAATTACAAGCAAAGAAGTGGTTTAAGGATTATGGAAAAAATAATTAAATTTATTTTATCTCCCTGGACAAAATGGCAGGAGAGACGCAAACTTCAAAAACGTTTAGAAGAATTGCGGAAGAGAGATCCGTTCATTTACAAATGATTAGTTGGGGCATATCAGCAAATAGCCACGATGCTGCCTTGGCTGTTTTTGTGGATGAAAAACTGGCATTTGCCAGTCATAGTGAACGATTTAGCAAGAAGAAAAACGATCGAGATCTTGATAAGAATCTTGTAAGTTATGCTAAACGTTATTGGGGAGAACCTGATCAAATATTTTGGTATGAAAATCCTAAACTAAAAACTTTAAGACAGTGGTATGCTGGCCAAGGCTGGAGATGGCCAGAAAATAACATTAAAGAATATTTAGAACAGTACGACTTAGATTGTCCTATAAAATATACTAGCCATCATCGTAGCCATGCGGCCCTTGGATATTATACTAGTAAGTTTGAGTCAGCATGTGTACTAGTTATAGATGCCATTGGTGAATTTGAAACAGTAACTATATGGAAGGCCGAAGGATTAAAACTAAAAAAAGTTTACAGTAAATGGTTTCCAAACAGTATTGGTTTATTCTATAGCGCAATGACACAGCGCCTAGGACTTAAACCAAACGAAGAAGAATATATTTTAATGGGCATGTCTGCCTACGGTGACCCTAATGAACATTACGCAGACATGATAGGAGATTTTGTTAAAAGATTTGATAATTTTTCCTTTGAAAGAAACTTGCATAGAGGATGTAACGATTGGAAAGAAGGGACACCAATAAGTGAATATTTTAACATTGCGGCTTCTACACAAGTAGTATATGAAAGATACTTTGAGGCAGCACTAGCATTAGGTAAAAAACTTACTGGCTCAGATAATTTAGTACTAATGGGTGGTTGCGCCCTTAATTGTCTTGCCAACAGGCTTACAGGAAATTATTTTACCGACACATGGATATATCCTAATCCGGGAGATGCAGGCAGTGCTATTGGTGCAGTACTAGCACACAAACCATATTGGAAAGATTATACTGACTGGTCTATGCCTTTCTTAGGCTATGACATGAAATCGCTAACTGATAATAGAACGATTGTTGACTATTTAAAAACAAACAAAATATGTGGACTAGCTAGGGGCCGCGCAGAATTTGGTCCAAGAGCATTAGGCAATCGTTCATTGCTGGCAGATCCTAGAGGAACAGATATAAAGGACAAAGTAAATGCAATTAAACAACGACAAGAATTTAGACCATTTGCGCCGGTTATTTTGGAGGAGCTATGTGATCAGTATTTTAATATGCCTAATGGTTGGACTAACAGTAGGTATATGCAGGTCGTCGCTAGGTGCCGGTTTCCTGACCTATTTCCTGCTATCATTCATCGCGACGGTACTAGTAGGGTACAGACACTACCTGCTGATGGTTCTCCATTTAGACAACTTCTAGAACTTTGGTATAAGGAAACTGGTTGTCCTATGTTGCTCAACACTAGTTTAAATATCAAAGGGCAACCAATGGTAAATGATCATATAGATGCACGGAACTTTGCTAACCATTATGGTGTTAAAGTTTTTACATAAAATATATAATAATAACTTATGAAACAGAATATAGACTACGGATTTGACATACAAAAATTATACTTAGAAATGATGTTGGCAGATGCAGCCACATTTGTTCGTTGCCAAAGTATTTTTGATCACACCTTATTTGACCGTAAACTGCAAAAGGCAGCAGAATTTCTAAACCATTATGTTGAAGAACATAGCGTAATGCCTACTATTGACATTATGAACGCAGCCACCGGCATCGATTTTAAACCGGGCTCAGAATTGCGAGAAGAACACTTTGATTGGCTAATGAATGACTTTGAAACTTTCATTCGTCACAAGGGCCTAGAACGTGCTATACTAGAGTCAGCAGACTTATTAGAAAAGGGCGAGTACGGCCCCGTAGAAGACAAAATCAAACAGGCAGTTCAAATTGGTTTGCAAAAAGACATGGGTACTGATTATTTTGAAGATCCTCGTGCTAGACTATTAAGGATTAAAGATAAAAATGGACAAATTTCGACGGGCTGGAAAGCTATTGATGACAAGTTATTTGGAGGCTTTAACCGTGGCGAGCTCAACATTTGGGCGGGCGGCTCAGGTGCTGGTAAATCCTTATTTCTGGCTAATCTTGGTGTCAATTATGCTCTTAGCGGATTAAATGTACTTTACTTAACATTAGAACTTAGTGAAGAACTTGTTAGTATGCGTATTGACGCAATGGTAACTGGAGTGCCTACTAGAGAGATTTTTAAAAGCATTGATGATGTAGAAATGAAGGTTAAAATGATTGGTAAAAAATCAGGCCAACTACAGGTCAAATATATGCCTAGCGGTAAAACTGTTAATGACATACGTGCGTATCTAAAAGAATATGAAATTAAACTAGGGCGTAAAATCGACATACTATTAGTTGATTACTTGGATTTGCTTATGCCTATAAGCCGTAAAATTTCAGCAGAAAATCTCTTTATCAAAGACAAATTTGTATCAGAAGAATTGCGTAATCTAGCAGTTGAAAAGAACTGTGTACTAGTTACTGCGGCACAGTTGAACCGAGGTGCCGTAGAAGAAGTTGAGTTTGATCATAGTCATATTTCAGGTGGCCTGTCAAAGATTCAAACAGCAGATAATGTGTTTGGTATCTTTACGTCACGTGCTATGCGTGAACGTGGACGCTATCAAATACAACTAATGAAGACACGTAGTTCAAGTGGTGTTGGCCAAAAGATTGACCTAGAGTTTAACATTGACACACTACGCATCACTGACCTTGTTGAAGATCACGGTAATGCTCCTAGCAGTGCAGGCACTACCTTGCTCAATCAAATTAAACAACGTGCCACCGTCGATCCTTCAACAGGTGAAGTTAATCCCAACAGCCTCGGGGCTGCACCAAAGGTACGCAGTGAAGTTGGCAGTAGTAAACTTAGAGACTTGTTAAACAACTTGCCAACCACAGAAGTCTAAACTGTTTTTGACGGTTTTTACCAGCAATTGATAAGTACGTATATAATAATCCGAAGAAACACTTATCATGTTGTACCATCTACGCACTACCACCGACCCTCTTATTGATCATGTTAAAGATGATCCAGTTCGTCCTCACATTCCTATCGAAAAGCGTGTTAACGATCGCAGTGAAATATTAATGCTACGCGAAGCAGAACGTGTGTTGGCCGTTACCTGCATGACCTGGACTGACGCAGTACCCAAAGATGAACAAGACCTAGAACAAAAACCTCAAGAAGCTACAACGGCAGTTTTTTACACCATTTGGAGTTATGCTCCAGGTGCTGGCGCTAGACTGTTACGTGAAGCAGCTGATTGGTTGGTCAAAGACTTTCCTAACTTAAAAAACATAGTTACGCTCAGTCCTCAAACTGAAATGGCTCGACGCTTTCATTTGAAAAATGGCGCTAAGGTACGCAGAGAAAACACCACCAGCGTTAACTACGAGTACTACACCAAAGAATAAAAAATTCCTGTGCTAATAAATATTAGATGCAGAGAATGTTCCCTGAATATTCTATATTTGAGCACTTGGCAGTAGTGCCCTGGCCCAATTATGACAGCCAAGTTGACTGGATCAACAACAGTCAAACCCTTGAACGTTGGCTAAATCAATATGTGGGCGCACACTGGGTTAAATGGACTTGGGCTCAAACAGAACTACAAAAAGCCAGCGAAGCATGTGTGGCCTTTCGTTGGGACAAACATCGCACATTATTTCTTCTTCAATGGGCTTGACCACTTGTGCAGTACAGGGTCAATTTGCCATTCAGGCTTAACTGATATCAATAAGGGATCTAATTGAAACACTGGAGCAGGCTCAGTAAACCAGGGCCTGAATTCAAAGTGTCTGCGCCAGTCAGCATCAGGGCTAGGTGCAGAATACCGAGGGTCGTTGATGGGATTTGTATCAGTCATACATTACTTATAAATAACTGGCACTGGGAACATAATCATGAAAAAACTCTTTTTAGCCATGGCCTTTGCGCTACCCATGGCCAGCACCAACGCTGAATTTCAAATGCGCAAAATCTTGGTCTGTGATGAACGCGAAGTAATATTAGGCGCATTGAGTGAAAAGTTTAATGAAGTACCAGTTTGGACCGGTCACAGCCCTAGTCAAAAAACTGATCTTGTGCTAACGGAAAATGCCGAAACGGGCGCTTGGACTTTGGTAGAACTAATAGACGAGCGCATAGTGTGTGTTCTAGCAGTAGGAGAGCGCACCAGCCACAAGATCAAAAGTCGGTATAGTACTTGAATAAAACATAAATAAGTATGCAACAAGGGAGGAAATACTATGTATAAGCGCACCCGTAAAATGTGTCATTTGGAAAATCCGCCAAACTGATGTTGCAGTAATCAATGACGAAAAATACATTATCGGGACGGTCCCGAATAACCCAGCCCTAATAGATTAGGGCTTTTTTTTGAGGAAAAATTATGACAGAAACACACCGTAGAACCATAATCAGAGCCATAAGCTGGCGCATAGTGGCCACCCTGGTAACAGCAGCGTTCACAGGCCTATCAGGCGCCATATTGATCAATATTTGGATGACACTAGCGCACTATGCACATGAGCGTGCGTGGTTAAAGCTCAAGTGGGGATTAGAGCCGCAGAGCGGAAAAGATTAGAAAATCGCGAAGCGCAAAAAAGCCGCGTAGCGGTAGCGGTGCGCACGACCCAGTGCTACTGATTAGGCCGGAACATCACGGGCCACACAGCGAGCCACTAGATCAGGTTTATTTTTTACAATGATTGTGGCCACTTCCCAACACTCTTCAAAGCGTGTGTAACTCTTCCACTCCTGTTCTTGCCCAGTGCTTAGCCAAAATACAAACAGCACATAAACAGTGGTCATAATAGTTTTCCTTTATTGATTAGGATGAGCTGCACAGCTTCTCTGCACCTCATCCCACATGGCATAACGTTCGCGCTCTCCGTGATACACACTGTAGACCACATCAGCAAGTGCTTTTGTTATAGCCATATATTCTCTGTTACAATGATGTTTATTATTAAAATCATGTACAAATTGACTTCTAGTATATTCCCAATTGTTTTCACGCATGATAAATGCATAGTGTGTAAGCTCATGCCCTACAGCCCAGTCTAGCATTTCATACCCATAGTTTTTTAAAGTACTGGGTGCAATGCTGATCTGCATGGGATAAGCGTCAGTGGGCAGTATGGGAAACTGAAATATCATTCTAGCACCCGGCGGCAATTCTTCTACCACAATAGGCGGCATGGGTAGGTTGGCGGGAGCACCTACTGCTTGTTTGATAAATTTCCACTCTAGTTCAATTACAGGCCAGTCTAAACCTGTGGGCCTGGCGCTGGCAAAACAAGTCCCAGTAATTAGACCAAATAACAAGGCCACAGCTAATGATCGCATGGCACAGTCCTTAAACTAGTATTTATGTACAGGCTAAAAGGGTCTACAACGCAAAAAAATTTGCCAAGTACTTGAGCTTGGTGCTTAACCGATATTGCCCTGACGAACGTCGTTAATGTTTGGTAGTGTGGCCATTACCTGGTGCGCCGTAGCAGCATCTGTAGCCCAAGGATTTAACTTGTAAAGTAGTCTTGGAGCCACATCACCGTTTAAGAACAGAGCTTGTCCCGCAGGATAAGTCAGTGCTTTGGCTATATACTCCCATCCGCTTTCATTTGGTCTATTTGGATCTGCATCAGTTCCAGTATATGCCGGCCCGGTTTGTCCACGCACAGCATCAACTAAGCGGGCAAATGGATAGCTTGACGAATTCAATGTGCCAATTGCGTCAGGATCGTGTTTGCCGTAGTATTCAGGATTGGCTTCTTTTTCAGCAAAGGCCTTGTATCGGTCCAATTGTTTCTGCTTTAGATCAGCGGCTGCTGCCTTGCCCTGTTGACGTAAGGCTGCAATAGAAGCAGTGTATCGAGCAAAAGTTTGATCCCATTTGGCCTTATCCTGTGCTTGTTCTTCTGGACTGCGACCTTGACTGGTTAACCCGTTACCAAACTCAGATATGTCCTTGTATGTGGCTTTGAGTTGTTCAGCAGTAGGAGTTACTAGTTTAGGTAATTTTTGTGCTGGCTGCGCACCTTGCGCACTCGCCCCAGGTTGTGTAGGTGCAGTAGTAGGTGGTGTTGGCGCAGCGGGAGCAACGGGTTGTGTGGGAGCTGGGATTTCAGCTTCTTTTAAGATATCTATGTATTTTCTAAAAAATCGTGGGTCACTCATGGTCTGGTCCTCATTGAGTATTTATGCTATAAATACACGATGCGAGTAAGAGAAATATTAGAAGCGTTTGACACAGACGTGCCTGCCAACATAGAGTGGGAACAAAAGAAAGGACAAATCAATGCGTACTTTCGTGATCCTACGGGTGGTGGAAGGGGCAATATCTTGCACGATCTAAACCCGCTTAAAATACCCTACACTGAAGGACAGATGCAACAAGATCCAGTATTCAGCGATCCAGAATTGGTAAAGATACTGTCATACTATCTAACACCCCGTGTAATGAACTTGCTGGCACCTATGAGTCCTTATACTCCGGGAAGTGGTAACGAACGTTGGAAGAGCAAGTATGACGCTATTGTAGCCATTATTGGGCCCATGCTTAAAAAGCCCAATCCAGATATTCACGCAATAATACAAGTAGTGGACAAGCAAATTCCCATAGTAGGCATGCCAACATGGATTAAGGATGTAATACTATCAGCAGATCAACGCTATAAGCAAGCTGAACTAGCATATCAGAAGAATCAAGCAGACCGAAAGAATTGGCGACCAACAGGTGATAAGCAAGCGGGTAATTGGGTAATAGTAGACGAACCGCCGGACACAATGCCGGCACCTTTTAAGCCATAATTGGTCCTGCACTGATAAAAAAATACCGCGCAAAAAAAATTTAGCAAGTACTTAGGGATTTGGTGGGAGAATCGGCTAGGGCAGAATGGGTCCTAGGGTCAAAAAAAATAGCCGCGCGAAAATAATAAAAGAAGTACTTGGCGTTTAGTGGGGTGATTTTAACCTCGGTACCCATGCGCTTTTAGCAGTTTGTAGGATAATAATAATCATATGCCC